TGCGGGCGCTCCGGCGTCGCCGGGCTGCCGACCCTGCCGAGGGTGAGCTGCGCGCTCAGGACATCCGCATGGATGTGGCCGCGCATCGCGCCTTCGTGGGCGACGTCGAGCTGAGCCTGACTGCCAAGGAATTCGACCTGCTGCGCGTGCTCCTGCGCGAAGCCGGTCCCGTCGTGAAACCAATCTGGTTATTCACGATGATGTGAATAGTTCCGCCGGTCTTGTATCCGGTCAACTGGGACATATTGAGGGTTTCTTGAACCACGCCTTGTCCGATGAAAGCCGCGTCACCGTGGATCAACAGGGGAACAATGGGCAGATCGGGATCGCCCAAAACATCCTGCTTTGCACGCACGATTCCTTCGAGCACTCCATCGGCGGCCTCAAGATGAGAGGGGGTACCCCCCAAGGCCACCCCGCGGCCCACCCCCGCCGCCCGGGCGCGCGCCCGCGCGCAAGGGGGCCTGAAGGTCACGAGGAGCGAGTGAGTCACCAGTGAGGCGCTCGGCTCGGTCTGCATACTTATCGTAGAGTGCTTGATAGTGCAGACGGATGAAGCGCTCGTACCACTTCGGAGCATCAGCGTGCGAGGGCGTGGCCTGCTCGCCAACTATTTCCATTTTGGACATACTTGATACTTGGCCATTGAAAAGAGCGAGCAGGACATCGGTCTCCTTGTGGCCGTCCTTCTTTCTGCGTCGTCTGCGCCCGAACTCTGGGACTTCCCAGTCCGTCAGAGCCTTGAATGCGTCTTGAATGGTTGTGTCTTCAGGGTCTTTCTCTCTCTGCTCTGCATCTTGGAGCAGGCGGATAGCCATAAAGACAGAAGCCTTAAACAGCTGATGGTTGCTTTTGAAGCCGAAGTGCTTGCGAAGTCGTATCACTTCTACCGCTGCATCTGCTCCTATCCACGTTGTGATTCGCCGGTACACTCGTCGGTCTTCTTGTGTTGGTACATTAGTAGACATATCTCATCGTAGTATATTAGTGTGTTGGGTGGTACGGAGCGCAGGCCTGCGGTGCACCACAGAAAAGTTCATTTAGAATTCCGAGGAAATTCCAATAAAATAAAACCGCACCCCCCTTAAACGCAAGGGAGGGCGGTCTTATTGGCTACCTACCGCGCCTTGGCGTGTGGTCTCTTATTATCTTCCAAGCCGAGCCTGCGTAGTCCACGTACTTCACATCCTTTTCTCCAGATAGAAGTTCAGGGCGAAGCATACGGGGGGTGACCTCATACCTTGGGCGTAGCTGGTGGTATGTGCCTCGTTCTGTGCCTTGGACTATATCAATCTCTCGACTGACAGCTATCCACTCAAAGCCTGCATATAGTCGGTGCAGTGGGTACTTACACCAAGCGAACGTACCAGAGAGCGCATACCCTCTGGTGGGCAAAGCTCCGTAGACTCTACCGAAGCAACGTGCGCGGTAAGCCGAGAGGAGATAATCATCGGAAGCCACTCTATTTGCACCGAACACCTCAGCAAGGCTCTTCCCATCACCAAGGTATCGCAGGATAGATGGAGAAGCCGAGGGGATGCCATAGCCTGCCGAGAAGTGCAGTTCGTCGTCGAAGCCTTCAGTCGTAGAGTCACTGAAAGTAAACCGCTCCCGTCTGTTCTTGGCTATATCATCACCCGTACGCCCGAGGTAGTCTGAGATCCACATCGAGGGGGCCTGTGCGAGTACTGCACTTGGAACGCTCCACAGCTTCCACTCCGTAAACTGCTCGATATTGTCATCCTTCTTCTTGTAGAATGTAGGTACGCTGAACACCTCTAACTCTAAGTGGGTGAAACCTCGTGGAGGAAGCGGAATAAACACACCGTCTCCCTGCTGGTCGCCAATGTTCCTGCGGGCGTGCGTTATTCCTCCCCAATTAAGTTTGCTCTTATCCCCTCCATAGGAAAGGAATGGCACACTTCGAGTTGATCCTGCTGGGCCTGTCGTCCACATCAGCTCACCCGTTTGGCTGTACTGATTATATATGAGGTATAACTTCTCTCCGCTGGAGTTAGTCGCAGTCAGACTGAATGGGACGCGTGCCTCAATTAGCTGGTCCGTAAACTCCTTATTTGCCTTAGCCGAGTCATTTATCCTCTTCGTGCCCTCTGGATCTCCGAGGTTGTAGTTTCGTCCCGACGAATTATTGGAGTACATCTTGAGGCGCTCACCCGTAATCTCGTTCATCTCCTGATAGAGGTCTGAGCCAAATGAGAGTAACAGAGGCATATCAAGACGAAGGCAGAAGTTAGATATATCTCCTACGTTCGGTATCTCCATAGTCCAAGGTGTTTTCTCGTTGAGCTTGAGACCGAGCGGGCGATCTGTTGAGTTCATCTGATCTCGATACCACTTGAGCATCTGCACATACCCTCGTATAGCTCCCTCCTCTTGCGCTGCATAGTTGTTGAACGACTTGGTGAGGTCGTAGGTGAGGTCGTTGAGGTCAGCACCGCTGTCGTATATCACACAGTCCTCGTCCACCAGCTTTAGAGCTTGGTTGGCATACACGCCATCACGCACACGCTTCCAGCCGTCTACCCTTGCGTAGAACACACTGTACTCCGTAACCCTTGGACTAAGTCCTGCGCCAAACTTTAGGCTCTTCACTCGCCCGTGGATACTCTTAGGATTCCATACCAAGGAGTAAAAGCGACCATCCTCACCGAGTGTCTCCGCCTCCACCTCCAGTATGGCAGGAGTCTTAGCTGTACCCATGAGCGGGTCCGTTGTTCTGAATCGCCAGCCGAGGATATTCTTCGAGGATACATCAGCTCTTCCTACTGCCACCCACGGGGCGTAGTCTTCAATCTTTGGAAGCTCCATACCCTTGCGTACGGAATCAAGGTGCGTGTATGTAGTCACGACAAGATTACCATAGCTCTCATGAAGAGACAGCTCACCATCATCTCCAAGCACCTTCATCTGGACTGGAGTAAAGGATAGTTGAGCATCCTTGTTGTTAAGCGTTGCCGCAGGGGTTGTGTTACCTTGTTCGAGAGAGGATATATCCGAAACAATGTACATTCCGCTGGACTGCTCTATTCGCAGGCTAAGCGAGCTAAGAACACGCTCAAGCACCTCCAGAAGAGACATCGGAGTGTCGCTGTCCTCGAAGAACTGAGAGGTATCTACAATCAGCCCCCTCTCTCTGCGCGAAATAACATCTCCGCTCAAGACTTCATCCTCGGCATCATACCTTGACAGCGCAAAAACCACATTCTTACGCAGGCCAGGAAGCACCCCCCCTGGTCCATTCGGAAAGCGGTGGCGCTCGTGCGTCCATCCCTCGATACCCATGTACAGAATGATTCGAAGAAGATTCTGGAGTGACATCTTCTCCTGCACTCGTATCTGTGGCTCAAACGGCCTGCTGGTGACGGGTATTCTTGCTAATCGTCCAAAGTCATTAGCCTCGAAGCTGACAAGATACCCAGTATCTTGGTTAGCTGGCTCTTTGTAGCTCTCTGGATCAAGCGTGCCACACCAAAAACAATTACCATCCTTTGTCGTTGGATCAAACCTATCAATGCAGGCCTGCATCCACTGATCACTCAAAGTGCCATTCGCAGGCAGCTTCTCATCGCCAAGATACATCAGCACGACCGACACATCACCCTCGGGGGCCTGCACAAGGTGACGATACCGCTGGTCCGCCCTCTCCTCCAAGAGAGAGAATGCCAGCCTACCCTTGACTACTGGGGCAAGAGCGTCCTCGCTCTCAGTCGTCAGCGTCACCGCTGGCACGCCAAGGCGCACCTCCTTTACCTTTGGGTAGCTCTTGGTTTCCTCCGTATCGGGGTATGCGATTAGAAGCGCCCACATATCCCCCGATACATCCTTGAACGGAGCTACGTAGTGTTTGAATGTCGTGTTACTCATATTCTTCTTGATTAAAGACCGTGGTGATAGGTGACTGGCTTTTTCCAGCATGGTTGCCCATGCCACACGTAGGCCACCTCCCAGCGAAGTGGCTTTGTCGGTAGACTTGCGGAAGAGTGAGCCCCGGCAAAAAAAAAATTAAGCCGAGGACGAGGCCTGCGATGATTAGTACAGCGATCATAGCCTATCTGATTACGGTTACCACATCCAGCAGGCGCACCGAAGTCACCACGTTCTCCCAGCTGTCGGAGATGGTGTTGCAGGCATCCATTGCGGAGAGCTCTTTGATAAGCACTCTGCGAGCGGTCGTCTTGCCCTTCCCGTCGGTAAGCCCTATAACGTAGTAGCGGTAGCTATCTCCGTCTACGTCAAGCCCGATAGCATCGGACACCCCGAGAGGCTTGAGGCTCTTTATCTCGACCGCATCAGAGGCGAAGCTGGCGAGGTAGTCTAGCACCTTAGCCTCCGCCTCGGTGTATGAGAGAGCATCCACAAGGTAGCTCTCGGTGACTTTCTTGTCATCTAAGTTGCTGTATGCAACTCGTGCGAGGAATAGTTCCATATTGTTAGTGTATTTACGTTAGTTGTCTGTACTGCAGGCCTGCAGATCGTAGTCCTGGGTGATTTCATCGATGATCTCCATAGCCAGATCCCAGTTGCGACACATAAGGCCTTCGGAGATGAGGCGAGAAAAACGCTTAGCCGTGTAGCCTGGCAGGCTGTTCATCGAGACGAATACAGCAATGCGAGCCGTCTGCGCTTTTGTAGGCAGCCTCCCTCGTCCATAGCCGTAGCTCATAGCCAGCTGGCAGTAGTGCCGTGCCTTGTCTAAGTCCTCACGCCCACCCTTCTCGTGGTGGCGAGATACGTATTTGACTACGTTCCCCTGAAAGAAGTCCAAGCCTAATAGGCTGATCAGTTCTATTGGCTGGAAGCGCATATCCTTGTAGTGGCTTCCGCCTACCTGTGTATCAAGTACGTTCATATCGTTAGCATCAAGGTTTATTTATCTTCTGTCTCCCACTTGAGTAAGCTCCATACGTTCCCAGCGTATAAGTCCCAGAAGAACGCCTTAGCCTCTTCCAGCGTCTTACCTTTGAGCCGTACCACCTCGAAGTCTCGCCACGAGTCAATGATATATCCCCAGTAGCCACTCCCCTCGATGTGGTGGATGTAGAAGCTCATGCCTATGTCCGTGTGCGATACTATCATATCATCCCTGCCCGTCTTTCGCCAGCAGAGAGGCAACAGCTCACGTTCTAATTGCTCTTGCGTCATAGTCGTTAGTATTTAATGCCGAGCAGTCGGCAGGCGAAGAGGAGGCGGTGGTCTTCGGCTATGGTTTTGAGCGCCTCTTCTCCACCTTCCACACCGATGAACTCGCCAACGAAGCGACCACTGTCATTAGCTGCTTTTATATACACGTCATCTTCGATTAAGCGGTAGGTTATACAGACCTCCCTCTCAAGCGGGCATGCCTCAGCGGTAAGAATTCCATCAATATCCTCCTCCCACTCCAGCGGGTTCTTCGCCAGCTGTTGCCTTACTTCTTCGCGTGTCATAGTTGTGCCTCCTCCTTTATCTTGCGTATCGCCTTGGTGAACTCCTCCACCGCTTCGCTTAGGTCGGTGAGCTTGTCGTCCAGCTCGTTATACTTCTCTTGTATTTTGTCGATGACTCTGCATGCATTACTCAGACGCGCATCCTCAAGGAGTTTGAGGCGGTCATCTATATCTTCATACATGTCCGTGACCTCTTCCAGTCGTGAGTTTAAGATGGCTGCGAAGCGCTCCAGCTCTTTCAGTTGTTCTTGTGTCATAGCTCGTTGTGTTGTTTTGTGTTATAGTACATGCGCCAGATCCTCCTCGGTGACGCCCCATATTCCGCTGTAACTACCTCTGTGCTTTGATACCTTGAAATAGTTATTTAGATCTATGAACCTGTCGGTGTGTCTTTCGACGAAATAGCCCTTTCGGAGAAAATGCTTCAGTAGCTCGTAGAGCTCTCCATCGTTGAGGCGGAGACCCTCATATCCCTTGTCCGTTTTGCTGTCAAACCTGTGCACTCCCTTCTCTTTGAGTGATTGGGTGATCTCGGCTCTGAGCTTCTTGAGGCGATCCTCATTGATCTCCCACTTTCGGTCGTTTTGCTCTATGCCGGGGGCTTCGTCCGCTGGCTTCCTCTTCTTCTTGTTGCTTGTTGCTCCTATGGTGTGGCCTACGAGGAAGGCTATCACGAGCATTGCTACTATTGCTATTGCGTCCATATCTCTTGCGTTTAGAGAGTGCGCCCCGCCGTCCTAGCCGCGGAAGGTGTCGCGTGCGGTAAACCTCCAGCAGGGCGCACTCGTTGTTAGTTCTGTTCGTTGCGTTCGGTCTTGAGCTTTTCGAGGGCTTCTATCGCTTCCCCCCATTCACCCCCGAAGACGAAGGTGATGGCGCTCTGCGCGGTGTCGCTTAGAGGCACTTCCTTTGCTATCTGCCGTAGCTCCCTGAGTAGTTCGGAGTAGTGTGCCATGGCGGGCTCAACTCCGAGGCGGTCAGCTCCGTGGCAGATCTTCTTGGCTCGATCGATATACTTCTCTACTTGGTCGCCAAGCACTATTATCTCTACGATGTCCGAGAAGACAGAGCCACGGAAGAAGTCGATATGATAGGTGACAAGGATGTTCAGATACCAGCTTGTCAGCACCTCTTTTTGTTCTTTGGTCATAGCCGTGTGTATTTAGTTGTCTTGCTTCTGTTGCTTCATTCGGAGCTGGTGGAGCTGGGTGCGGAGGGCGTGTATCTCGGTCATGAGCTTCTTGCGTTGTTCGTGCTTCTCCTTCTTCACCCGCTCGAGTTGCTTGTGGAGGTAGCGGTTGGTATTGCTCATACTCTCCCGCAGGGCGTCCTTTGACTCTTGAACTATGTCCACATCACACTCTAATGCCACACAGCGGAAATAGAAGAACGCGCACAACGCGATTGAGATAACGCAGACCACTAAGACGGCGGTGGTGAATTCTCCGATCGTCGTAGTCATAGCTGTGCATTCTTAGTTAGTAGTTCTTCGGTAATCTCGAGGGCGGTAGGATCAGCGTCTCGGTGCTTCGCCACTCGGAAGCGGGTGACCTTGTCACCCGTCCAGCCCGTTAGTTCTCGGTAGGCGTAGTAGCCTTTCTTGAGGAAGGGTAGGAGAAGGGCGTGCGCCTCTCCGTGGGTTAGAGCCTCACCCTTGCCACTATCCTCGATGCGCACGTAGCAGAATGGACTACCGTCCAAACTCTTGACTATCTCTGTGCGCATTCGCTCTACATAGTTAGTACGTACGCCCCATTCCTTGTCATTCTCGAGTATCTCGGTGGGTGTCACGTCCTCCGATTCGGGTGCGGTGGTTGCCTTTGGCTCTCGCTCCTTGCGTTCGTGCCACAGCGTGAGCGTCACTGCTATTGACCATACGAGTAGCCAACTGCAGTCGATGATGAGCAGGTCGATGATGTTGTCCGTTGTCATATCTCCTTAGTATTTCTTGCCGTGCTTCGCAGGGCGTGTTTCGTTGTACTTGAGCTTTAGTTCGATGTGCGTCATCAGATCGATGCCGAGGTGGTCGCAGAGCTGTTCCAGGGACTTGATGGCGTAGAGGATGCCCTTTTCTCGGAGCGGTCCCAAACGCCAATACCCTGATGTGTCCGCCACTATGCGTAGCAGGAGGAGAGTTAACTCCTCTCCAGGGCGTGGTTTATCAAGTATGCCGTATACCTTACTTAGGTCGCTCTCGTTGAGGATCTCGGTCGTTCGCTTTGTTTTGAGTAACCACCCAAGCAGGTCGAGCAGGCGTATCACTGCGTCGGCGATCTCGTCCTCCACGGTGTCCTTGACAAGGCGAAGGAACTCTTGAACGTAGATAGCACCCTCTATACGCTGGAGCGTGTCTATCGTGTCGGGATCGAGCTTCGCCCACTTCCCGATGCGGTCAGCCTCGATAGCCTCGTGAAGCTCTCCGAAAGCGAGCATCAGATAATGCCCGACGGAGTGCGTACCATCCCAAAAGCCTTTATCCACTGCCCGCTCGTGGCAGTCCTTGGCGTAGCGGTTGAGCGTGTCTGCGTTGTAAAGTCTGTATGTCATAGTCGTTGCTATTTATCTGTGGTTGGTTGTGGTTTCATCACGGGCTTAGTGCGCAGTGGCCGTGGCACACGCTCCAGCGTGGCGGTCTTTGCCGTTGGGGCTTGATACTCGCCCTTGGTCAGCACCTTCTCTGCGAGCTTGAGGGTGAAGTCATTGACCTTGCCCAGCATCTCAAGGAGCTTGTGTTGCTGTTCGCTCACGAACGAGAAGTAGTGTTCTACCTCGCCATGCATCTTGGTGAGGTCACGTGCGTCTCGCTTTCTGGTAGCGTCCATACGCTCAAGAAGTCGCAGGCGTGAGTGGAGTGTCCATAGGAGGTATGCCATCACGAGCAGGCCTGCAGAGAGTAAGAGTAGTAATGTGATTGTCATTTGTCGAATAGTTTGGTAGGTGTTGCGAGGTGGTGGATAGCGAGGAGTAGTGCATCTCGCTCCTCTTGGTTGGTGCGAGCGAGCTTACTCTTCGGGAGCGTCAGATTGTGACGACTGCATACTTCGAGTATTTCAGAGTGGGTGATCTTTCCATCTTGCCCTCTCCAGTGCTTGAGCAGTGGCTTTTGGCAGATGATCGGGAACTCTTTTGCCTGTATCGCATCTCGGAGAAGCTCGCCAACCATAGCGCACCTACCAAGGTGGTAGCCTTTCTTGGCTACAACTCTGTGGTTATCTTTTGGTGATGCGTGCCAGTTGTGTGCGGTACTCCAGATGTCCTCGAGGACAAAGCGGTAGGCGCGCTCCTTCTCGCTTCGATGTCCATCTAAGCAGCATAAGGTTGCAAAGAAGTCGAGCTGATCTAAGACTCTAAGGAACGAGATAGTCTCGAGGTGGATAGTTCGATCGGTGATGTTGATGCAAGCCCACCCAGAAGCCTCCGTATCGGGGTCTATCCCAATAAGGAGAGACTTCTTTTGAGTTGGATTATCCATAATCTTACACGAGTTAGGCCTGCGCAGCGCCTGTGGAGTACTCGATCTTCCACGCCTTGACTTCTGGGTACCAAATTCCGTTGTACTCGCGTCCGTCGAGGTCGATATAGGCGGTCACCTCTTGCCCTAATTGCAGGGGAAACTTCTCGATAGTCCCACCGAAGAGCTTAATCGGAACTTTACTTGGGAAGCGTCCGCCTGTATCAAGGACGAACACCTGCGACTGCCATAGAGCGCCCGTTGACTTACTTCTCCCCTGCATGAGTTGGCAGAGGACGGCTACTGTTCCCTTAATTTTGATTTCGTTGTCCATAGGTTGGGATTAAATACTCGTTTTCGTTCTGTTCATTCTGTGGTCTGGCACTCCTACGAGCCGTACCTCGATGCAGTCGCCACGAAGGCGTGATACAGCACGGTCTCCGTAGCGTTGAAGTTCAGACCATGGGAGGTTTGTGGTGGCGACGATCGGTGCGTCTCGATACCCATAGTCGGATCGCTGGTTGATGAGGTCCGCCAGACTCGCCTTGTTCCCATAGCGCTGGAAGGTGACAGGCTCACTCCCGAGATCGCCTATATGCAGCACACGATAATCCAGTGCGGTGTACCTGCCATCTGTGCTGTCCATAAGATCCGCCATGTGCCAAAGAGCGTGCGTCTCACCATTCCATAGGAAGGGCTTCATAGTTCGTCGGCTATTCACACCATCGTAGAATGGTCGCTGCACACCGAGCATTTCACTGAGATCTCGCAGTAGAGTCACAAGAAGCGTCTTACCTGTACCAGTCTCGCCCGTAACGATTAGCCCCTTCATCGGGTCGTCTATCTCTGGATGTGGCAGGGCGAGTAGCCAAGAAACCGCTTTTGCATATCCGAGAGCCAGAGTATCATTGTCAAGCGAAAATCGCTCCTCCCTCAGCTTGCCAAGCTCTGTGATATAGTCCAGCGCATCATCAAGTGTTATACCTCGGTACGCATCATAGACCGATCGTGGCGGTAGGCCTGCCGTCCGCTCCTCTTTGATCTTCTTGACAAACTCCGAGGCGAGTGGAAGCGCACCCTCTTTAGGATGTGGTTGCTCGTTAATCATTGCTGTTGGGGTTTTGATGTTCTCCTCCTCTTCGTACTCTCTTGAGCACAGAATCCTTGTACGCCTTCATCTCCTCGCTCTCTTCGGCCTGCTCCTGCTCCTTCTTGACTTCATCCCACATGTGGTTTGAGTAGTTCTGGGATGCAGGAGGAGGAGATGACGGCTTGGAGGCAGGGTTGTCTCGATAGCATCCCGCCACGACCTTAGCGAAGTTGTCTGGTTTGACAAGCCACGACAGACTCGCCATGGCCCGATTGCCTCGTAGGAAGGTGGATGCCTTGGCTTCTGCATCCATGGAGATGGGAAAAAGCGAGAGCTTTCATGGCTATGGTCCGGAGCAGGGATATGATTTTCTTAGAGAAAAAATCTTAAACTACTATAAGAATTTTTCCGTGGATTTGGAATTGG